ATGGAAACTTATGATATATATTTTAAAGAAGGTAATGATTTTGCTAATAAAGGATTTTCATTGAAAGATAAGGCTAAGGCCATTAGAATGGCGGAAGATATGTTGGCTGAACGCAAAGGATATGTGAAGGATTTTGTTGGAGGAACTATTTCCGTAATGTGTAAAGAAACGAAAGAGGAAGTTTGGTCCAAGCCGATAGGGGAGGTTTAATGCAATTTTTACATCTTTTTTTGCCTTGCCAATCATAGAGTTGTGAAATACAGTGCTGTAATTGAAATGGTACGTAGCCGTTAATAGCAGCAACCCTTGGTTGTATTTGTGGTGGATTTGTTATTGGCGGACATGAATATTTCTTTCTCTTCTAGGATATTCGGTATATTTCTCCTTTCATGCTTTTGCCGGACTGATATAGATAATGCCGGGTAGCACTTGATAGGACGATGATTGTTCTTTTACTAAGATGCTTCAGTATGACTTTTTTCCGATCCTATCCATTCTTGACATATAGTTGTTATTCATAGCTAAATACACCGTATTCCCAATGAAGCTTTCTGTGGGGATCCCTTTGGTGTTCGTGTAACTATTGTGACTGTTATTATGCCGATGGGGTATAGTATTGATACAACAATGATTTTTCATAATAACTTTTAACTTATGATTTAGATAGCTCCGACTTGTCACAAATCGGGGTTATCCGCTTGTTATGCTATTAAACTTGGTCAGCTATTGGTTAACAATTTCACGCAACAGTAACTCTTTGGAGTAAAAGTGGCAAATAAATTTTTTGTTCACATGAAAAAAAACTTTCCCAAAAGCTTTGTATTATTGATTTTCTATGTATCTTTGCATCGTTATTATTTCTCGGGGTATTAGCTCATCTGGCTAATTTTTTCTACTTCTTAATCTGCTGTTTGTCACCTATTTATATTTTTCGTTTTCGTTTGATGTTGAAACAATGTTGAAACAAAGGAGATTTTCATGTTAAAGCCGGGCGTAATCCCCAGCTTATGTTGTTTTTTAACTCTTCCCGGATTCCAATCATGTTCTTTAGTTGTTATTGCTAAAATATTGCTAAAACAATTTTCAAATCATTTCAATTCATCAAGCCTGTAACTACTTCCGTCTATAAATATCGAAGTACCAACAGTTGTAAACGTAGCCTTCTCCCTCACCATTCCACCGAGAGAGTTTTTAGCCCCATAATCCAGTTCCCAATTTACTGTGAAATCTCCATCCTTTGTGTATTTTTCGCTGTACACCTTGAAAGATTCAGGGTCTTTTAAGGTATAATCGAAATATGCTTTATACACTTTCCTCCCTTTATAAACAGCTTCATCGCAGGAACTCATACAGAATAGTGCTGACAAGCCTATTATGGTAAATAGAATCTTCTTCATAATCTTATATATTTAGTTTGTTCTTTAATTCGTTGAAAGTATCTGGATTCTCAAAATCTCCCCAACAGTATTTCTTGTATCTGTCCCGGTCGAAGCTGTCTTTTTTCTCATAAACAATCAGGTAATCCTTATCACATAAAACAATCACAGAAGAATTAAGTAATCGGGCGTATGAGCGCGCTTGCAAATATGCTTCTTCTCTTTCCTTGTTATTCCTCATACACAGCTTGGCTTCAATCAACACTTTTGCCCTTTCCTCATTTGGTTTATTGCCATAATGTAACGCATAATCTGGGAATATCCTATGTCCTCTCCCTGCTTGGATTGGTAACTGCCGGATGAAGTCTTTGTTTTCATACCATCCCATAGAGTTAAGCAAAGGTTCTAATAACTGTTGCTCTACGTCCCGTTCTATCTCTATACTTATATTTTGGGGTAGTGTAGGAGCATATAGCTTTGGTAAGGTATCTATATCAAATCCTTTTGCCTTTATCATTCGCAGAAGTTCGGAGTAATCCTCACTACTCATTGGCCATCCGTTTACTCCCTGGAACTTCTTTCTAATAAGAGGATGCTTTGAGAAGTATTCATCGGCTTGGAGTTCCTTCAATGTTATATGAGGTAGATTTATCTTATTTCCTATGTACGTATTGCTGTAATAGTGGAAGAATGGATCTATCACTCCATCTGTTTGAGCGATCCACAAACAAGTGATTGCGCTAACTGGTGATGTTTCATAGTGAACTAGAATATCGCCTTTTTGGGTTTCAGGATTGGCCTGCCAAAAAGTAAAATCTAAAGTAGATTCTATCGGGGCTGTTTTCCCACCAATGAACCATGCTTGTGCCGGTTGTGGAATATCTGTTTTTTCTTTTGAAATGAAATTGGGTGCATAGTCATATAAAAATGCGCATAACTCTGCTGGAGAGAGTTGGTTTTCAATTCTAAACCGATAAAACACCTCACACAATTCCCAATAATACATACATCTCGATTTATAATCAGATTTTTTAGGTATAAGAGGAAGTTCTATCTCGAATGTGTCTGTTATCTTATTTAAAACGAAAAAACGACTTCTGAAAAGGTTTGGGAAAAAGTATTCAGGGGCAAAGTAATATAACATGAATGACAACATATCATTAGCAGATAGCATTAATTGGTATTCGCCCTCATTGATTACTGCTACATGCTCTTCATCAAATATCCCTTTGGTCGTGAGTGTATAATAAAATTGCTTTGCAGATTCATGGTTTTCGGGCTTTTCTGCACTGTCGAAAGAGCAAGCCCAAAATAGGTCGCATGTTTCTACAAAATAGTCTTCTGAAAGAAAACGTGCTGAATTAGGATTGTATTTAGAAAACAGTTCGTATTCAGTCATCTTTTCATTGGCTTCCTCAAACTCCTTAATAGCTTTTTGTCCGTCAGAAGATTGCTTATATAGGTTCCATGTGTATTGATTGAATTTCATAGTATTGTTATTGTAACTACATTTGCGTTCTCGCTAATTTACCTACAACCTTGTATAAATGAATTACATCATTATCTATGTCAATTTCCATATCGGGATATTTTCTTTTCCCATCCGGATTAGCTATATTGTTGTAGGAAGACAATATTGTTTTTTTTCGCTCGTAGTCGATATGAATCATTTTAAGAAGTCTGTCTTCTTTTGTTATAATTACATACGGCTGTCCATTGTCTATGTTTCGTTTGTCTTTTATTTCACGGACAAAGATTGTATCTCCCGACATATACATATCGTACATAGAATCACCATATACGGTTATTCCATAGCATCCAGTAAATTCTGGTATATTCACATATCCAATAACCTTGTTTTCATTTCCGTCAAATCCAATTCCATGTCCTGCGCATACACGTATATCAAGTATTTTAATATCTTTATTCGTGGTTGGAGTTTCAGTGATTGACGAATTGGTATTAATTGTCATGTTGCCAATTCCAGTTATTAACCAATTTATATTAAGGTCAGGGCAAGCAGACGCTATCTTTTCTATTGAATCTGCATTAAAGCCCGTTTTTTTGGCAATAGCTCCACGAGATAAACCAGCTGATTCTTCAAAAGCGGTTTGTCCAATCCCTTTGATTTTTAAATATTCAACAAATCTTTCTTTTGTGCTCATCTTTTTTTTGGTTTTACTGTTATCTTTCAGTATATTTGTGTCGGAATCAAGTTGCGGATGATTTCGACTAAATTGTTTAACTATTCCCATTAAGGGACTATATAGGCGACTTAACTTCAAACCGCAACTTTGGAGTTGGTCGCTTTACTTTTATAGTTATGGTAATAATCAATCCTTTTCTATTTGAATCAATGAGAATGCAAATAGAAGAGTCATCTCATACGCCAAACAAAACAATCTGTAAGGATCCATTTAAAGAATCAAACAGGCTTATTGATAATGCAAAAGAATCATACTTCAAGATCTTGAAGGAAGAGAAGCGCGCTATCAGAGAAAGTGCCAATCCTTCCGAGTTTAATCTTTAGTTTCCTTGTGAATGCATCGTCAAACAGTGTATATCCATATCGTGTTTTAAGTTCTTTCAACTGATTAATAACATAATCTATATCTTCCTTATCTTTAGTCTTTTCAGTGGTTTCAAGCATCATGTAAATAGATTGCCTTATATCTGCTATATTTTTTAATTTCATAGCCATGTGTAGCAGGCGTATCTCTATATACATCATAGTTTTTGCTGTATGAATTACATGATGGTCACTTATGTCCTGTAATTTTTCTTCTATTTCATTTTTAAGGTCGTTTTTTAACCCAAAAATGTTATATCCAACCATTACGGCTAATGCTCCTACAACGAAAGAAAGAAAAGCAATCATAGAATCGAATAGAGTCCATGTTACAGGCTCGTATTTGCATAGCCATAGCAATATTGCAATGACACTTAATCCAAGTGCTATCCACGCTATCCAATTTCTATTTCTGTCTTCTTTCTTCATATTATAATAAGGTATAACCTGCTCTAATAGTTAAATAGTGTTGTTATACTACTATTTTTCAGTAAAAAGAATCTATTACTGAAAAATAGTAGTATATTTGCATTATCAAATTAAACTGATACAAAGAAACGAAGATTAATTCAGATTTCAAATAGTATAAACATATTAAAATACACGATTATGAGAACAAGAGAATTTTTACACGAAGTAATGAGCCTTGCTTGGCAGTTCGTTAAGCGTAATGGCTACACCATGAGCGAAGCAATGAAGGTCGCTTGGGCTAATTTGAAACTGAAAGGTGAGATGAAGAAGAAGATAGTGAAGTTCTACTTCAAAAAAGTGGACGGTTCTGTTCGTGAGGCATACGGTACACTAAATGAAAAGCTGATGCCTGCCATCACTGGTACTGACAATAGAAAGAAGAATGATACCGTCCAGACTTACTATGATACTGAACGCCAAGAATTCAGATGCTTCAAAAAAGCTAATCTGATGTCAATCGCATAAAAGATATGGATATGAATGCTTACACGATTAACCAGCAGTTGGATAGCCTTTATAAAGATTTAGAGGCTGCCCATAACAATGATGAAGAGGCTGTCTGCCTGATGTTCAATGCTGATAGCAAAAAAGAAGCTATCCAGTTGATAACGGATGAGATAGACAGTTTGGAAGATGCCTTAAAAGGTTTTGAAACTTGTGAAGATGATGGCATGGACTACGATGCTCTATGCCGGGTACAAGGTATCAGCCGATACGCATAATACACGATTATGCAACGCACGACAGCCCTACAGACGGATTGAACGGCAACCGATAGCGAGAATCGGGTAGGGTACTATTGATTAGTTCTTTGAAATTCTGTAAAAGCAATTACGGTGTAATTCATAAGCCGTTTTTGCCAACCAAAGATAACAAACGCACATAAGCAAGTTGGAGCTTGTGAGCTGTGCAATGTTTAACAATTAATAGAAAACACCGCAAAGAATCGTCTTTGAGCAGTGAGCATACGGGTTAGGCGTCCGTACTGTTTTCGACAATATAGCCTGTACTGAACTGAAATAAGGTTCTGTTATTCGATTAGGGTACAGGTACTTATTTAAATTTATACGATTATGAAAACAATCCAATTCGTTTTATCTATATTGGTTAGTATATGTGCTGCCGGTATGCTTTACGGGGCTATTACTACTTACAGTCCTATGAAAATATTCTCTATCACTATAATGAGTGTTATATGTGTAGGGTGTGTGTCGCTCATGAGAATAACTTATAGAGAACTTAAAACAGACCACTAAAAGGTAGTCCTATAATCCGGCACAAGGCGCATGGGGATGAGTGCACAATCACCTTGTAAACCAGCTGGGCGGTAATTTATGAAGTAGCATTGTTGGAATGCGTGTAAGCGATTAATTGTTGGTATTAACTTATATTCTAATTTATATATTCATTTAGCTTACAAGAAGTAGGTTCGACTCCTACCTTTTTAACGACATTTTAAATTTATACGATTATGACAGTGGAAGAATTAAGAGGCATGACGCATGAAGATTTAGTAAGGCGTGTGCAAGAGCTGGAAGAGGCTAACGAGAAATTAGCTGAAGAGAAAAATACATGGTATAAATCTTGGAGTGATTTGAAACAGAAGTTTGATCATTTCAAGAATGCGGTTAAAAGCATTGTTCTGATAATAGATTAGATATTCGTGTTTTATATTGTGTTTGTACTGGGTGTGCCGTCCGTGAGGATAGTGCACCTTTTTTAAAAAAGGATGGTTAGCTTATCGGTTAGAGCTTCGTGTTGCGCAACCAATTAGCACGATTGAGAGGGGTTCGATTCCCTTACCATCCACGAATCATTAATTAAATTTTACTCTTATGGCAAAAGAACTGAAAGAAAGAACAGAAATCAAGAAAAAGCTGAAAAAGAAGAATGACAGAATCAGCTTTGACTTTAGCGACAAACTTGCCGGACAGCTTCGCAGGTGTACCGCTGATCTTAACAGGCTGGCAAGGATTGATCGGATAATAGACAAGGAGCAAACTTTGTATTCGGTGGACACTAACAGGGAAGCCGGATATATTGAGGTTATTCGCAATTATTAATCAGCTGACTTACACGATTATGAAGAGAGTTTTTAATGAACTTACACCTGAATGCGAGATTACGGCACGAATGTATGCACAAGGGTATGAGAAAAAAGAAATTGCAAACCTCAAATGCCGAGCGGTCAGCACGATAAACAACCAACTGCAAAGAGCTTTTGAGATTTTGAACGTAAGGAACGGCAGAGAACTGGCAACCATGCTATATGAGAGAATAGCTGGTATGAAGTTCACGATGGACTTTTCACCTACTATTAGGTCGGCTGTTGCTTTCTGCCTGTTGTGCATCTTTTCTTTTTCGCTCTATCACGAACAGGGTGATATGAGAAGGGGACGAAGAACGAGAGTTGAACGAATTGAAAGAACTGGACGGTATGGAGGTAAGACTTGAATTATTTGAATTTAAAAATATCTGCATGGACATGGCGGAGCTTGGTGCAGCTGCCAGTGAGAAGAAACGGTCTCCTGTATCTGATGAAATCAAGCAAAGAGAAGCGTTCAGATGGTTAAAGACACTTGGGTATGAACCTAACTTTTTGGAAAAGTTAGAGAAAGAAGGATTGGTGCATAAGAAAAGAAAAGGCTCATCCAGAAATTCTCCTATCATATATTCCAAGTTCGAGATACAATCCGCTATTAATGCTTTTAAAATGAGTAAATATCTGAACAAATAACCCTATAAAATTTACGATTATGTCACTGATTAAGAAAAGTAATGAATTAGTTATCCCGACCACCGTGAAGATGATGATTTACGGTCAAGCCGGAATGGGAAAGAGTACGGTAGCATTGAGCGCACCGAAACCGCTGCTGTTGGACTTCGATAACGGCGTGAAGCGCATGAACATGGCGCACTTGGAGAATATAGACACGGTACAGGTCACTTCATGGAGCGATGTTCAGCAAGTTCTTCAAGAGGACTTGTCCGCTTATCAGACCATTGTAGTAGATACCATCGGCAAGATGATGGACTTCATCATTACTCACAAGTGTGGAACCCGCCAGCCGTCCATCCGTGATTGGAGCGGTATCAATGCAGAGTTTTCATGGATGACACGAACACTTTCGGGGCTTAACAAGCACATCATTTTCGTTGCCCATCGCGACACAAGAAAAGAAGGTGATGATACGGTGTTTATCCCTGCCTTGCGTGAAAAATCCTACAACTCTATCGTTACTGAACTGGATTTGCTCGGTTATCTTGAAATGAAAAGCGAAAGAGGCGTCCAAAGACGTACTATCACTTTTGACCCAACTTCAAGAAATGACGGTAAGAATACTTGCAATCTTCCTTCAGTGATGGAAGTTCCTACCATCCTTGACAAGAATGGTAATCCAACCGCAAAGAACGACTTTATCACCGCCAAGATAATCAATTCGTATTTGGGTATGCTTGCTGCCAAGAAAGAGGCACAGGAAAAGTATGATAAAGTTATTGAAGAGATAAAAGAACAGATCGAACTTATTACGGATGCGGAATCTGCCAATAATTTTATCGCGCAAATAGATAACTTTGAGCACGTTGGTTCTTCAAAGCAAATGGCGGCAAAGTTGGTAGCTAACAAAGCGAAGTCTTTGAATCTGAAACTTAATTCAGAAAAGAAATATGAACCAGCAGCCTAAATATCGTATTTACGCAACACTTCTTGATGCCTTTGGGGCATATCTGAATAGTGATGTGATTTGGGATAAGTACTGGGGGTGGTCAGAAAATCCACCCCATACTCCTGAAGAATTTCACGAACAACAGTTTCAAGAACTGATAGACCGGATTAACCGCAAGCCATTCGATAGCGAAGCGGCAGACCGTGGCACGGCTTTCAATGAAATCATTGATTGTATGATTGAGAACCGTAAATCTTCTATAATGGAAATTAGCAAGGCATATCACGATGACGGAAAACTTTACGGGATAAAAGCTGTTTACAACAATCGCACTTTCACTTTTCACATTGACCTTTGCCGCGAGTTTGCCAACTACTACAAAGGAGCATTAACCCAACAAAGAGTAGAAGCCATCTTGCCTACTGCATACGGTAGTGTATTGGTTTATGGTTTGATTGACGAACTGATGCCTACCAGTGTTCACGACATCAAAACAACCGGTAGTTATACCGTGGGAAAGTTCAAAGATCACCACCAGCATTTAGTTTATCCTTATGCTCTTATGCAGAATGGGTCGGATGTACGGACATTTGAGTATAACATTGTAGAGTTCAACAAAGGCGGTTATGTGGTAGATACCTATACAGAAACATACGTTTTCAATCCTGAACGTGATATTCCTATTCTTACTAATCATTGTGAGGAATTTATCCGGTTTTTGGAAGAAAACAGAGAACTTATAACCGATACTAAAATCTTTGGAAATGGATGATATACGACTTGAAAAATGAATACCAAATACCCAAGTTTAAGGAGTATGTAAACAAGCTGTTTAGTGAACGTGCGGTGGTGGAAGTGAAAAAGAAACTACCTAACCGCACGCTTGCCCAAAACAGCTACTTGCATCTTCTTTTAGGGTATTTCGGTAGTGAGTACGGTTGCAGTCTCGACGAAGCAAAAATTGATTTTTATAAGAGGACTTGCAACCGTGATTTGTTTGAACGTAAGACGGTCAACAAGAAAGGCAATGAAGTAACTTATTTGCGCAGTTCTGCCGAGCTGACAACAGGTGAAATGACTTTGAGTATTGACCGTTTCCGAAACTGGAGCGCATCTGTGGCAGGTATCTATTTGCCTGCC